GAAAAATAAAGTAAAAGAAAGTAACCTCATCATGTTGTGAGATTTACGTTAAGATTGCGCAATTCAAGAGTATAAGTATATCTCCATTGTCCAAGTGAAACTATAGCACTACTGGAAACATGCCCTGTCACAACAACACCTTGGACAGACCTATCAACAACATCCACAGTATATGCAGTATTGTAATTGGTGTCAAAGGTTTTACGTCGTCTAGAAAGAGGAACATGATAACTGAACCTCTCCCAAGCATTGAAAAACTTCATATTACGTGAAGATTTAGCAATGTTAAAAACAGTAGCAATAGATGAACCGGGTAATGTTGCCATCTCCTCGGCATTATCCAAATAACATATGTAGACTTGTGATCCACCATCTGCTATTCCAGGTGAGACATATGGTAACCAATCACACTGAACTGAATGAAATATGTATTCAGAATAGTAGTCAGTGAGAGTGGCAAAATCTTTAGATATACTTTGGTACCATAAACCGGCACCTCCAGCTTGAACAGAACTACAATCAACGTAGTATATTCCAACAGCAAAATTAGCAACAGTGACTAATGGCTGTGAAAATCCCGTACCATTAAGTACTTGACCATCAAAATGGAAGTTAACTTTAGGTCGTGAATTCATAACAGTGAGTGGGTTTACTTTACGTTTACCAGATTTCTTACGCTTAGACCGATTATTACGTTTTGTCATGTCGTATTAGTATTATGAGAAAATAGTCAGATTTTCAATATTGACTGGAGCAATGATGCATAAGGTATAGTGGAGACATTATTTATATGACAATAATTATCTCCAGAAAATTTTATGGTTTTAAACATCATTTCCAGTTCGATTTGTGCATCTGGTAGTATACCGAACGCTCTCCAAAAGCTCACTCGTATTTCATCAGAAATATTACGTTTTACGGCTCCTCCAACCATACAGTATTCGATTTCTCTATCCATTTCAATGATAAAATCTTTGTTGGTAACTCTTGTATCGGGAAAAGAACTGTAAAATGCTTCCAACACAGGAACTCCATGTGTTGACATCTTACCACATATTCCAACAGAAGATAACCATTGTTCATATTGATTGGTATGGTTGAAATTGTACGTAGAGTGAAGATCTTTAGAAAGTGCTACATGTGGTGATCGAACTGATATGTTATATCCTGGACTAGTTAATATGTTGGTTTGACAAAATGGTACCTGCCGTAAATCGAATAACGGCTCTTCTATTACCATTTTAAAGCCCATTTTAATAAACCAATCAGACAAATCATATAACTTTGGTAGATGTTTCTTTTCAAACATTAGAACACAGTCATCCCCATTATTAGCTAAAGAAGATGGTATTTTCTTCTCACGCATATAGGCATGAACCATGGAAGACATGAGCAGACAATTGCCCAACGATGTGTTCATGTCTCCAGACATTCTTCTACCGTTCACTTTATATTTTATAATTTGTCCTTGGCAATAAGCTCTACCAACATTCTGAACTTGCCAACTAAGCAATTCAGATAATTTCCGTATTCCATATGAAAAACAATTTTTATAAATATTATGTTCCCATTCCAACGCAATAGAAGATACATGTTGATCAAATCTTGAAGCATCAAGACCAATAAAAACTGGCCTTTTATATCTAGAAGCTTTTAATAACATGTGGTGAGCAGTTTGCGTTGCATTCAATCCTTTAAAAATTGTTTTATCACCTAGTCCATCAATATCCCACATCTTATCGACACGTCGGTAAAATTCTTTCTCATTTGGTTTAAGATATTTGGCTAATTCAAAATTATACCGAGGATTCCTAGGTTGTATAACTCTAGGTATAGCTTCTTTCCTCGGGTTAACCAAATTCTTTTCGACTTTGACAAAAGTACTTAGTACACTATCTCTGCGGGATAATGGATTAACCAACAAAGATTCGTATGCTCTAGTATACACTTTCAATTTCGAGCCATGCCACAACTTCAATACTGAAGTGGAAGACAGGGGTTTCAATTTAAGGTGGTTACATAGGATACTCATCTCAGCAGAGAGTGTTTCATTAAAATGTTTCAGATCAGGAACAACTGGAGCAACAAGTTCACCAACACTATTTTTCACGCAAAATACCCTTTCAACAAGTCCCAACAAGATGTTATCAATGTTGTTATTGTGTATTTGGTATCTAGCAGAAGTTAAGATAGGTCCAAACACAGCGCTCTTTCTGTGTTTG